ACAGCCAAAAGTTGATACTGGCAAGATTGCGCAGGAATGTCTTTCCGAAGAAGAACTTGAGGAATTACGGGCAACCGTTGACCCTGAAATTCTTGGAAAGATTATAAACAGTGCAGTTCAGAGTCAGATACAGCCTCTTACGCAGAGCATGACAGATGTTCAGAACGGCCAGGCAAGAACGGCAGAGAATAGATTTTGGGATAGGGTTGATGCTATTCCTAACTGGGATGCTATCAACAAAAGTCCTGAATTCAACAACTGGCTGGACAAAAGTGCTCCGTACACTGGCATGACTCACCGGCAGATTTTACAGAAAGCACAAACTGATCTGAACGCAGCAGTAGTTACTGAAATATTTAATGACTTTGCGGTTTCCAAAAGTCCAAGTCCGGGGGTTTCTCCGTCGAAAACAGGGAAGCCTGTGGCTCCAAAGCCTCATATTTCTCCGGCTAAAGGCGCAGGGGCATCTAGTGCTCCTGTGCAGAAAAAAACCTGGACAGTAACACAAGTCAATAAGTTCTACGTTGATGTTCAGAAAGGCAAGTACAGAAACAAAGAAAAAGAACGTAAACAAACAGAACAAGATATCTGGAATGCTCAAAAAGAAGGCAGAATCAAAAGAGAGTAATTCCGGGAAGGAGCTAATTATGGCAAATTATGCCGTGGCATCAGGAATGACAAGTATGTCTGGGACTTATATCCCTAGCCTATAATTTTGGGGATGTAAAACCGCTTCTAAAAAACTGGAACCGGACTTCGGGTGCTGGAACCAGAGGGAACGGCTAAAAAACAACACACGCAGTTCAGGAGATAATCCTATGAAGCGTTTAAGTTGGAAGTACATAGCAGGGCTTGTAGATGGAGAAGGTTGTATCGATGCAAGGTTGTTTAGAGATAAAAGGATAAAAGGTAATCCGTTGTATATTATACCAAGGGCAAGAATAACGTTAACCGAAAATTGTAGCTTTGTTCTTGATATGCTTAAAGAAAATCATGGTGGTCATTTGGGTTACCGGAATCTCAACAAAAAGAATCCTAATTGGCAGAATGCTATTACATGGGATCTTCAGGGAAGAAAATTACGGCCATTTCTCCAAAATATAGCTAATCATATGTATATAAAAAGAGAGCAAGCTCTTTTGGCTATATGGATACAAGATCATCTGAGAAAGCAGGGCATGCAGTTTGCGGAACTCCCGAAACAGTGCGCCAACAAAGAGATGAAAGCTATGAAAGCCGACCCGCAACGACTAAACGAAGCGGCAATCCGTAAGATAAAAAATTGCGAAGGATATCATTTTTGGTCAACGAATCATGATTGTTGCCTTGATTGTGGTACAACAGAAAAACCACATGAGGCTAAGGGTTATTGTTCCGTTTGCTATAAGCGATTTTCGCGTAAAAAAGATACGGATTGATGCGATAGTCTGGCTACCTTTTTAGGTAGTAGGAAATATGGGCGGGGAAGATGGTTGTAAAATTCTATCTTTCGACTGTTTTTGCTGCAATTTCGAACACTGATTATCAAGGTGAGATCACCAAATACGGAGACAAAGTTCATATCCGGGTAGTACCTGATATCACTATCAGTGATTACATTATAGGCCAGGGGTTGAATTATGAGCGTCCCGTGACCTCCGATGTTGAGCTGGATATTGACAAGGGGCATTATTATGCCTTTGCGGTTAACAAGGTTGAGCAAGTTCAGTCAGATTTGGCCTATGTTGAGAAGTGGACGGACGATGCTGGCCAGCAGATGGCGAAAACCATTGACAGTGGCATTCTATCCAATATTTACTCGGAAGCAGATTCTGATAACTCGGGAGCCAGTGCCGGGGCTGAGTCTGGAAATATAAATATGGGCGTAACCGGAACTCCCGCAGCAGTGGACAAAACCAATATCCTGGATTTCCTTGTGGATATGGGGACCGTTCTGGATGAGCAGAATGTTCCAGATACGGCAAGATGGCAGATCATGCCTCCTATTTTTTGTGGCATGGTAAAGAAGAGCGACCTTAAAGACGCCAGCCTTGCAGGAGACGGGACCTCTATTCTTCGGAATGGAAGGATAGGTGCTATTGACAGGTTTACCATTTACCGGAGCAATAACATTGCCAAGAACGGGACGACCCCTGAAGAGTGGAATATGATCTTTGGGCATCCTTCTTGCTTAACCTTTGCTTCCCAGATCGTAAAGCACGAGACCCTGAAGAATCAGGACGACTTCGGAGACTTGATCCGGGGCCTACAGGTCTACGGTTACAAGGTCGTAAACGGCAAAGGCATTGGTCACTTTGTGGCGAAAAAGGGTTAATTGACATGGGCGTCGAGGGACATCCTCCGGCGCTCAATAGGAGACAATAATATGGCAATATACGATGAAACAGTAGGTGGAGCCGCTATCCCCTGGGATAAATTGGCAGATGGTGGCTTTTTCAGGTTGGAGCATACGCTCAATGTGGCAGCGGCTATCGCAAGACACGCAACACCGGCTGCTGCATCGGAATTCGCTATTGACGATATTTTGCAGTTGATAGATTTTCCGGCTGGGTGCGTATTTCTTTATTCCATTTTTAGGACTGTGACGCCGGATGCATCTGCAAGCACATGCAGTTTAGGCGAAGCAGCTGGTACGGAGTTTGACGCAGCCGTGGATTTGACTGCTGCTGCCGGCACTGTAACTGTAGGCGTCGTAGCAGCTGGCACTGAGGGCAACTTCCATTCCGCAGCCAACACGGCTGACCTCAAAATCTTAACAAACGTACTGGCAACAGGTGAATGGGTCTGGTCAATAGTCGGTATTTACGGCGCGTAGACTTTATAAACCTTAAATTCTTGGGCGGGAGATTAGCTTCTCCCGTTCAATTAGCATTAACGGAGACATGTGATGGCAAGGTATTTAAAGAAATTAGGCGAAAATAAGTTGAGACTCTTCGGATGGACCCCTGCTCTGGCTACACGGAAAGACATGATCGAATGTGATAGCCATGGTTTAGTCCTCGGCCCGGCCATGACCGAAAAGGACAAGGCGGACCTCGGATTCAAGGTAGATCCCCTCACAGTATTTAAGGTAGGTATGGAATTTCAGGTAGCAGGTGAAAAAAGGCTGCGAAAGTGGCTTGAGGATAATGTAGCAGACATCAACTTAATGGGCCTTGGGATACAGGATCTAGTTATTGCCAAGTGGCAAAAATGCTTCGGCACAGAGAAAATGCCTGCAAATTGCACTTTCATGATAGCAGGAGATGCCGAGACGGGAGAACCCGTCGAAGAAGACAACAAAGAATATCCGGTCAATATGGATGAGTGAGTGATGAATTATGGCTACCCGTATATCAAACCTGGTCCTTAGAGATAAGTGCGGCGAGTTCATAAAGGCCGATCTGGTCTCTGAAGCTCTTAATGAGCTGATTCAGGATGCCCTGATAAGTGCCAATAGGGAGATAATGGCTATTGATGTTGTTCCCCTTGCATGGATGCGTGAAAGCTATAATGAGCTATTTACTAGGGCCTATGCGAATGTCAGCGCTGCTACCAAGGCAAATCCATGCGTTTTAACTGCTGTGTCACACGATACGGGCGTAACCGGCCATGGATTCCAGAATGACGATATTGTGTTTGTTAATGGGTTTAAAGGCATGGACCAGCTTAACCGGCGGGTTTTTAGGCTCAACTGTCCAGATACGACTACCCTGGAACTTTATCAGCTTAATGACCAGAATGCTATCGTTTCTACTGATTATGATACCTATACAGGCGGTGGTAAGATTTACCATTGTGGTGTCAAAATTCCCCACTCAACCATAGAGCCGGCAGCGCCGGTGGTCGCTGATTACCTCTGGACAATTAAGCAAATATTTGCGGCTACCTTCGATATGTATCCTGCTGTTCCGATGACTGAAGAAGTCTCCATTGCAGATCGACGCTATTGGGCCAGCATAGGCAGGCCAAATAAATGGCGATATGAACGGTATGGATACTCACAAATTGATTCTTCTCCTGAGCATTTTCTAATGTTTAGTAATCCGGCAGACAAGCGATATAATATCAATATCCGAGTTGAAAAAACATACCCGGATCTTGATACATGGGATGATAGCACTTACCCGCCTCATCCACCAGAAATTCATGATTGTATATGGCGCAGGGCCTTAGCGAATCTGGGTACAAATGTTGAAAAACAACGTACAGGTAACAAGAGAAGCGAAGAAATAAGTCATGATATTGAAGTATTGCATAGTCAATTTTGGAGTCGGAAAGCGTTTGAGGATGAAAGATTTATCAAGGAATTTTCCCGCAATCTTTTGGGGGCGCTACCGGCACAGGGTCTCAGCGTAAGATTCAACAACCCCGGACTTATCTATGGAGTAAGTTCAAACATTTTTTAGGAGACTAATAAAATGATATCTATAACAACGGCGCAAGAAATAATTGATGATGCGGAAACAATACTGAGCGATACTTTAAACGAGAGATGGTCTGAGTCTGAATTGCTTGCATGGATTAATGCAGGCATGAAAGAGATCAGTCTCATAAAATCAGATGCTTATATAAAAAGTGAGTCGTTTACGCTTGCGGCAGGTACTGTTCAATCTTTACCGGCCGGAGGTTTTCAGTTGATGGCGATAACTCATAATATGGGAATTTCTCCTGGGGAAACTGCTGGCACAATGATAAAACTTACAGACATAAATATTTTAAATGCTTCAGATAGTTCTTGGCATTTAAAGGCACCAAGTGCAATAGTAAAATATTATATGTATGATGAAAGATTCCCGACTCAGTTTTTTGTTTCGCCACCTCAACCTGCGGCTGCTTTTGGATTTGTATGGGGAATATATTGTGCTGTCCCTACTGAAATAGCGATAGATGATGTAATTTTAGTTTCTGATATCTATAGAAATGTACTTCTTGATTACGCTCTTTATAGAGCATATATGAAAGACGCTGATTATACTACAAATAATGTACGATGTGTTGCTCATTATCAAGCATTTACAAATGCACTTGGAGTGAGACGTGAATTAGAACTGAAAGAAGATCCAAATTTAAAGAAAAGACCACTAACAACTGGTGGAGCGACAATGCCAACATAGTGCTAATTGAACATTATGCTTATAGAGATTTCCACATTTAAAGGTGAGGTTCCTATAGTTGATCCGAAACAGTTGCCTTCGGAACATGCTCAGGTGGCTATTAACGCCGATCTATCTCAAAATATCTTAAAACCATTTTACGAAATAGGCGATGCAAAAATTTTAAATACAACTGCGTGGAGAAGTATTTTTCTTATTAAGTATAGCGGGGCTGTTTTTTGGTTATGTTCTACGGAGGAAATCAATGGGGTCAACATACCCATCCAGGAAAGTAAGGGAAGAATTTGTTATACCGATGGAACAAAACCGAAGGAATCGAATTTTACTTTAGCGTCTAACGACGGAGCTAACACTTACGGGATTCCAAACACAGCTTATTATCTTGGTGTTCCTAAGCCAACAAGTTTTTTTAATGCTGTAGCAAAAGAATCATCCCGTTCCGAACTAATGCCTAATCAAGAAGATCGTGACTTTTCTGCTGCTTCGGCTTGGGTAAATGTTGATTTGGACGCCTACGATGAGACAGATGATCTTACCATAACAGCTTCAGCAGTAGATCAATATTGTACCTGCCCTGTAACTTCTGCTCCCACCACAATTGGGAAAAGTTATAAGATGACTTTTGATATAGCCAATCTTGTCTCAACTTGGATAATAAAAAGTTTTGATGGAATTCAAACAATAGGTACCGTATCAACAGACGAAACAGGAAAAACTCTCGAATGGACTGCTACTACAACAGGTGGTTATAGAATAGTTGCAGTAGCAAGTGATTCAAGCGCTGATTTTGATAATTTTACGTTAAAAGAAACAATTGGAGATGTTTCCGGCTCAATTTCTTATATTTATACTTTTGTGACAGGTTGGGGATATGAGGGAGAGCCAAGCGATCCAACGGCGGTCATTGATATCAGCGAAGGGCAATATGTAGAGTTAAGAAATTTTGAAATTCCAGTACCCTCAAATTATAATATTGTAGGAATTAGAATCTATAGAACTGCCACCGGAATTGATGGAACAGATTTTCAACTTGTAACCAAAATTATGGAAGATTGCGAATCAACGGATTATATAACCCCCGCGGAGATATCAACTAATGGCGGCATATGGAACGACATAGACACTGAAGATGATGAAATTAGTGATGATGCCGATTTGGGTGAAGTAATATCTTGCACTGATTATATACAGCCTCCCGATGATCTAAAAGGTATAATTACGTTACCAAATGGTGTAACTGTTGGCTATAGAGGAAAAGAAGTTTATCTTTCAGAACCCTATATTCATTATGGTTATCCCTTTAATTATATAGTGACTACAGATTTTGATATAAAATCAATAGGTTGGTATGGAACGACAATAGTGGTAGGGACAGAGGGCTATCCTTACAAAGTCAATGGATATGATCCTCAGAATGTATCCATAGAAAAACAGCCAGATCAACAAGCATGTTTGTTTTCCAGGGCTATGGTCAATGGTCCAAGATTTGTTTTATATCCGTCTCCCGATGGTCTTTATATGATTAGTGATGAGGGCAACAGAAATGTTACTGAGAATATATTTACCAAAGAACAATGGAGAGATGTTTTAACTAATCTGATAAGTTATGATAAGACTATAATAGCTTTTTTGTATGATGATAAATATTATGCTTTTTTTGAAGGAACAAACGAGGGATTCGTAATTAATTTTAGATCAGAATTTCAATTCTATACCAAATTTACACTTGAATCGGGATTATCTGTTTATGGAGGTTATGTAGATTTAATTGATGATACTCTTTACCTTCTCATCAAAAGCGGATCAACATACTACGTTAAAGAATGGGAAGGATTTAATAATCTTGAAATTAGTAAAAATCTTATAACAGAGGCGGGAGATAATAGAATAACAGAGGCGGGAGATAATAGAATAACTACTGGAACTAGTGGAATAACAGAAGATTTTTTGATGCATCAATGGAAATCTAAAATTTTTGTAACCTCATATGCCTTTTTTTCCTGCATGAAAATAGATGGTGATTTTGTCGAAGATATAACAGGAACGGGTCAAATTATTTCTTCCGATACGACAATTATTGGGACAGGAACAAGTTTTACTACAGAACTTAAAACGAAATATGTACTTTTTAGCAGTGCAACAAAGGAATATAGAGAAATCGCGTCTATTGAAACCGACACTTCCTTAACCCTTGTATCTGCATTTTCAGATAAGGCACATGAATTAGAATATTATGCAGACAAAAACGATTTTCATTATGTAGACGAAAACGGGCAAAAGTATGGCATAGAGATACCGATATTATTTAAATATAATACTACCATGTTGAATATTTACAAAGACGACACACTGTTTTTTACTAGAGCCATTAATTCTACAAATCCTTTTAGGCTCCCCCCCGGGACTGGGAAAAATTGGGAAATTGAAATAAAAGGCATTGGCAAGGTAGTTAATGTGAAAGTGGGACAATCGATGGCAGAGCTCAACTAATGACTAGAGAAACCACATTTAAAGCAATTCCACCAGTGCCACGTATAGATGATCCTGCGCTGACTGATTTTTGTGTTGCCATTAAACAGCGACTAGAGGTCTATCAAGGTAATCTTGGCACCGGGAGTGATGTAATTCTGCGTAGTGGTTTTTCTGGTTTAGGAGAACTCAATGTCAATGCTGACTGGGAAGCTACTTACGGAGACACAGAGATTCTAAACAAGCCTACCCTTGGGACAGCATCTTCTCGCAATGCAGAAGATACGTTAACAGACGACGGATCAAATCTTCCTGATGGTGCTGCTATTAAGACTTATGGTGATGCTCATTGGGGCGAAGGTAGCGGCAATGTAGTCGGCCCAGCCTCAGCCGTAAATAATCGTGTGGTTTTCTTCGATGGCACAACCGGAAAGCTCATCAAGGATTCTGGTTTAACTTTGTCGGGTTCCAATACCGGGGACCAGACAGTTCCCGATAATCTTACTGATTTTATAGCCCAGACAGCATGGCGGTTATTTTATAGTAATAATCTTGGTGATGTAACAGAACTCGCTTTGGGTACCAGTGGTCAATATCTAAAGGCTAATGGGGTTACTGCCGCCCCCACCTGGGATATTCCAGATAGTATGACTTACCCCGGTGCAGGCATTGCCCTCTCAACAGGGTCAGCCTGGGATACATCGATTGCCAACAACTCAGGAAATTGGAATACGGCATACACTGAGCGTCGTCAATGGGATGGTGGTAGTACGAATCTGGTGGCGACTACCGGTCGAAGTTCTTTAGGACTGAGCTCTGCTGCTCTCAGGGCTGCCGAGGATATTTTGACTGACGGATCAAATCTTCCTGATGGTCATGCCGTCAAGACTTATGGTGACGCCAAAATCAGCGACATCGTTTATGGTGTTGGCTGGAATGGAGTAACAACGATAGCACCGTCTAAAAACGCTGTTTATGACAAGATTGAGACATTAGGAGGTGGTAGTTTATTCACCGATGTAGGAACCTATATAACTCCAAGCAACCAGACCGGAGCAAATCATCCCTTCAGAATAAAAGATACTGCTGTGGACTACCCATCAGCCCCCTTTTCATATGGTTTATGGTGGCCGAATGCTTATAACCTCTTGGCTTATTCCACGACCACTGTTCCCAGTAGTTTAGTTCCTGTTCTTGCTATTTACACGGAAGGAAAAGGAGATAACACAAACTTTAAAGGTGTAATCGGGTTAGATGTTACAATTAGAGATGAACCCACAATAGCAGCAAATGATAGAGGTGTTCTTTATGGTATTCGTGTTACGGCTCTTCCACGTTTCAAGAGAAATAACTGGCCCTATGACGACGTAGCTGGAATATGTATTCAAAATGATGCGTTAGGGTGGGGTGTAGCTACAGATAACACCGGAACTGAAGCTGTTTATGTTGGACATAACCCTGGATTTGGTAATAATTATGAATGGAGAGCTGGATTTTCTTGTGATGCTAATGTACATACTTTCTTGAGATGTATTGGAGATATGTACGAAGGTATTGATTTACATTCTGGAGATATTTCAAGTAAAACTGCGCTTTGGTTAGGTAATGATCAATACATTAGAGCAAGAAATAACGCTGATAATGGTAATATTAATTTAATGAATGTAAATTTTAATGACAAAGTTACAATTGGCGAATCTGCACCAGGAGGAATACAGATAGGTTATGGAGCTACTGGTGATAATCCTATTGCTTTAAGAGTTGGAGGGGTAAATGGCAAAACAATAGAAGTAGGAGACGTCGACAGCGGCGGAACAGGTTACAGAATGTTAAGGGTAACAAATTAAATAAAAGGAAAACAAAATGGATTACAAAAAACTTTATCTTGAACAAAAAATCAGGGCACTAGAAATAGAACTCAACGCATTACAAATGAGATTTGAAATGATCCAATCAAAACTATCTCAAGCCAGAAAAGAGTACACCGAATATTTAGAAGAAATTAAACGGCAAGAAGAAGAAAAACTCGAATCTGAAAAAATTCGCAATATGAAACCTGAAGATATCAAAAAAGGACAAAAATAGAGGCATACCGAGATGGCAGACGTAAAAATACCTGGATTGCCTGAACTTACAACGATAGCGGGAGAAGATTTGCTGGAAATAATAGATGATCCTTCCGGCACGCCTACTAGCAAAAAAATAACAAGAACCAACCTTGTGAAAGGGTTAGTATCAGATGATGTATATGCCGCAGATTGGGACGGAGTTACAGACGTAGCCCCCAGCAAAAATGCAGTATACGATAAATTTGAGGCAAATATCGGTGATGTATATGGCCCTATTACCCATTTAGCTAGTTATGTTCCCCAGTGGAATGCAACTCCTAACAGTAAAACGCTTGTTGAGGGTTTTGAGATAACCGATGCTGGTAAGGCTATTCTGGATGATGTCGATGCGGCGGCGCAGAGAACGACGTTAGGTTGTCCTACCGATCCTGCCGTTGATACTGCTGGCCTAAGGACATTAGGGACCGGGGCACAACAGGCCATGCCGGGTAATTCTGTATCATCTGATGCTGTTATTAAGGGTTGGATTTCCTTTAACGGGACGGGAACCATAGCTATTCGCTCAAGTTTCAATGTTACATCCATAACTGATAACGGAACAGGGGATTATAGTGTCAATTGGGATACTGATTTCGCCAACACCAATCATTGTGTAACTGGGATGGCTGGTGGTTCTTATGCCGGATATGTAAATGTAATTATTTATTCAGTGGCGACAGGAAGTGCTAGAGTTCGTACATATATGCAATCTGGTGGAGCACCAGAGTTAACAGACATAGAAATTATATGTGTAATGGCAATTGGAGATCAGTAATGAAATGTCGAATAGTTTATAAACCTGATAAATCTGTGTGTGTAGTTCATCCTGTCCCAAAATCAAGACGAGCAAACGAATCAGAAGAACAGTGGCTGGAAAGAGTGTTCAGTAAGGCTATGCAGGGAGAATTTGAGGGATTACCTTATGATGATGTAGATTCTTCTGTTTTGCCTCAGAGAGAGCATAGATATGCGTGGGAAGGCAGAAAGGGAAAACCTATAACCGTTAATCAGACAAAAGTCCAAGACGTTGAAAAAGAAAAACAAATCAAGAATGAAGAAAAAAAGCTTTTACGAGAACAGGCAATCGCAAGCTTGGCGAAAAAGTGATAAGAAATTGATTGAGATAATGCCCTACATAGAAGTTGACGGAATTAGGACTTTTACAGATTCTGAAATTCTCAGTATCTATGATAGGACAATAAAGGAAGGCAAGGGATACATTTTTAAGGATGGTACAATCTATAATAGGTTGAGATTCTTGGAAGTCATGAAAAATGAAGGAACATTTCTTTACATTATTTATTATCGGAATGATCTCCTTGGTATCACATGGCTTAACAGATTCGAGGGAAGACTTGCAAGAATCCACTGGTGTATGTTTGACGGAATTTCTGCAAAACAAAAAATCCGGGCTGGTCGGTATATAAGCCAAAAATTGATAAATATGAAAGATAAAGAAGGCAACTATATTTTTGATCTTTTGATAGGTTATATGCCTGCATCTAATAAATCTGCGATTCAGTTCGTACAAATGTGCGGCAGTAAAATATGTGGAGAGATCCCTAATTTGATATGGGATAAAGAGAAAAGTGAGAGTGAGCCTGGAGTAATAGGATATTATCAAAGGGGTTAATAAATGAAAATATACAGCAAACTGGTTTACGATCTGAAAACAGGCGAAGCAATCGAAGAATCTTTTCTCGAATATGAGGGAACCGTGGTCGAATGCAAGGGCGGTGGCGGGGGTTCAACAACTTCAGTCGATGAAGAATATAACAGGCGCATGGCTACGATTGCTGAAGCTCAACAGGGTATGGCTGAAGAATATTTTCAATATTGGAAAACAGACTTTAAGCCATTTGAACAAGAACAAATTGCAGCGCAAAGAGAACTTCTTCCAGGGCAAACAGCCCTTGCTAAAAGATATCAAGGTCTCACAGGACAATATTTTGACGAAGCCACAAAAGGCATAAGTGCTGAGGAAGAGATGGGAAAAGCCAAAACAGGAGTTCAGCAAGCGTATTCAGGAATGGAAGGAGAAATGCGACGAGGCCTTGGGCGTATGGGTATCAATCCTGCCTCTGGACGATATGCGAGTATGCAAAGCCAAATGTTAAGAGATAAAGCCAAGGGCTTAGCCGGGGCTGGAACTATGGGAAGGCGCTATGCTGAAGAAGAAAGCTTCAGACGTTTAAGAGGAATATTGGGAGGCCAATCATGAATTATCCTTTTTCTGATATGTATGCTGACAAAACAAGACCAAGGTTGGGGCAAATTTCTTTCACCGATCCTTCCCAAATGGCCCGTGATTGGATGGGACAGGCTTCTGGCACTTATGCCCGAATGCAAGCAGGCAGTAAAACAGAGACGAAAGAACCTGGGCCTATTGTTGGCGGTGGCGCGACTGCTACTGGGCTAGGAGCTACTATGGGAGCTTATATGGGTTCGGGTACATCAGTAGGGGGTTGGTGGGGTGCAGGCATTGGTGCTGTTTTGGGGTTAGGATCTTATTTGTTTTCTTAGGGGATTATTATGGCTGATAGATTTGGAAATGTTTGGAGTATGGTAAATGCAGTCGGCAGCCTTGATGCTATGCGCAGAGGCCGAGAACAATTGGGAATACAGCAAGCCGGAGAAAAACGCGCTCAAACAAAATTTGAGCAAGGGCAGAAAAATGTAGCTTTCGATAATTCTGTTAAGAGACTTGAGGGTGAATATATAGAGGGATTGAGAAGTAGTGGTCTCGTAGATGAAAGAGGTAATCCAACAAATCAATGGAATTCTACGGCTAGCCAAAATCTTGCAGAAAGTACTCGTGAATCCGCAGCAATGAAAAAGAAAGAAGTAGAAAAAGATTTGGAGAAACAGGGACCAGATGCTCTTGCACGTTTTACGGCTCAATCAAATGTTAATAATAGGTTAGCACAAAACGCTCAAGCCGACAAAGTACTTACCCAAACAGCTCTCGATAAAGGAGTTAAAGATGCTGGAGATATTAAAACAGTTACAACAGAAGCTCGTCATGCTTTTAGGAGTGGAAACACAAAAAAAGCATTAAAATTATTGAAGGAAGCTATTGATAATAGTGTCGCGAGGAGAAAAGGCGACATAGTTGGAGATAAGCTTTATATCATTGAAACCGTTGCGGGAGTGAAACACAGAGGGCCGGGACTTACTTATCCTGAAGTTGAAGAATTTCTTAATAATTACAGCATGGAAGAGCATGCGATTACGTTTGCAGCCGATGCACAAGCTGGCAGAGAACTGGCTTTAAAGCCTCCCATTAGAATGCGTACTCCAGACGGTCAGATAGTTTTAGTCAAACAAGTAGGAACGAGTTATAGCGTTGATTATTTCTTTTTTAAGCCAGACGGGAATAAGCTAAAAAATGCTCCAGAAAATTTAGAAGAAGCTTATAGTAAAGGCTGGGAAAGAGAAGAAAGCGTTCTTGAAAGAGAAAGGGGAATTGCCAAAGAAGAAAGGGCAACTGCGGAATCGGCTGCTAAGGTTGGATTGGCAAAAGCTAAAACCGAAGGGCTGCAAACCAAAGAGTCAGTGGATAGGCTGACTCACACCGAAAAAAAACGGTACGACACGACCATCAAGGAATTGGCTGGGCTTCGGACATCTCTTGCAGATCCGTTTGGTGATCCAGAGATGAAAAGGGCACGGATTGGTGAATTGACAGATCTTATGAAAAGGTTGGAAACTAAGGAAGCTAGAGGGAGTGCTGCTGCTTCACGTCAGGATACATTAAGGCAACTTGCAAAAGAGCTTAAAACAAAATATCCCAATACTTCACCGGAGCAAAAAAAAGAATTGCTAAAACTGAAATCGGGTGCATATGGAGAAGGTGAAGAAGCTCAAAGAATGTGGGAAGACATAATGAATGAACTGGCTCCGCAGAGACCTTCGTTGGGAGCTGGTGGTGGATGGTAAACCGCAATATAGAGAACCAAATGGTTAACAAGAGAACTTAAGATGTCTTTTTCTTCTTTTCAAAAAGATGAATTTGATGAGGCTATAGCCTTTGCTGAGCATTCACAATTGATTGAGCCGGGCATAATGCCAGACCTGTCAGCACCAAGCATGCCGGGAGATGAATTTGATGAGGCTATAGCCTTTGCTGAGCATTCACAATTGATTGAGCCGGGCATAATGCCAGACCTGTCAGCACCAAGCATGCCGGGAGATGAATTTGATGAGGCTATAGCCTTTGCTGAGCATTCACAATTGATTGAGCCGGGCATAATGCCAGACCTGTCAGCACCAAGCATGCCGGGAGATGAGTTTGATGAGGCTATAGCTTCTATCGGAGCAGAGCCACAAGAGAGCCTTGCTACAGCATCTCAACAGCCAATTCCAGAAACAGAACACGGATTCCTTGGTGAAATTACCGCCGGTTTGGGCCGGGGTGCTTTACGTGTAGCAGCAACGCCCGCTTACCTTGCCGATGTGGCAGGTGAAGCGATTGGTTGGGAGGGCCTGGAAGAGGTCGGAGAACAGGGGGCCGAAAAGGTAGAGAAATATATCGAAGAAAGTCCTGGCCTCAGAAAATCTGCAAGCATTTCCGGTGATATCCGTAAAAATCCGCAATTATGGAAAGACCCGAATTGGTATGCCTCAATTGTAAGCGAGGGTATTCCCACTGTGTTTTCCATGATGATTCCCGGATTGGGGGCCGCAAAAGGGGCTCAGGCCCTTGGATGGGCCGCAAAAGGCGTAAAGGCTGCAAGAGTGGCCGGAGGTCTTGGCACTGCCATGGGACTTGAGGCCGGGGGAGCGGCTGAGCAGACAAGACAATATGAAAAGGCTACAGGTAAAGAGATCCCGATAGGCAAAAAGCTTCAGGCTGTGATTGGCACAGGGATTGTAGCTGGCGCTCTTGAATATGTGCCTATATTCAAAATATTTGGGAAATCGGCGGGCAAGAAACTTATAAGCCGGGTATTAGAGGCCATGGCCTTAGAGGGAAGCACTGAGGGTGCCCAGGAGATTGTTGCCAACGCCTTTGCCAAGGCTGGATACGATGCTGACCAGGATATGATGCAGGGTATTATTGAATCTGTTGTCGGCGGTGTCTTAATTGGTGGAGGCATGGGGGGTATATCTGGGCCTGCTAAGACTTTCCAAGATCAAATAAAGGACTCAACCACACCGGAAAATATTGAAAATATTTCGCATGTAATAGAAGAAGGTGAGAGGGAGACGGTTCTTGATAAACTCCGCAAGGCTTCCGCAGAGGACCTTGTCGCCCTCCGTCAGTCTCCCGAAGGAGCCGAGTATGCCAAGGAGCTTGATCAGGTGCTTGGCGAAAAGCGAGTTGGTGAAGAATGTGGGTTGATACCCCGTGAAGAGGCCGGATCTAAAGCTCTTCCCCCCGACCAGGGATTTGGGCTAGTTCCACCAAAACCAAAAACAAAGTTACGTCCAGGCCCTGAGAAGATAGAAGGGCCTACCTATCCTGAGGGCGCTGAGTTTGTAGCAGGAAAGGCTGCGCCTGAAGAACTTAAGGTTGAGCATAAACCTGTTCTAACTACCAAAGAAAAGCCTTATAAAGAAAAAAGAAATGCTATCCGTGCTCTGAATTCAAAGAGATTGGCATCTAAGGGCATTACTCCTGAAACTCATAAGGTAGTTAAAGTTAAAGGTGGTTACGGGATTGTACCTTTGGTAGATTGGCAAGTAATCAAAGGCGGCAAAGGCGTTGAGGTTATGGCAAGGGGAGAAACCAAAGAAGAAAAGCTGAAAGCTGTCTCAGAGAAAGTAAAAGCCGAAACGCCCGGAATGTTAAAGGAATCCGACAGAGTTAATGACGTAACCCTTAGAACCTTAGTTGACATGGCCTCTAAAGATCCCGCCAAAGCCCTGAAACATGCCGAGGAGGCTACGGTAAGCAAAGCGAAGCTCATAGAGGGCCTGAAAAACAAGGGCCTAAAAGCTATAGGTGAAGCCAAGTCCAAAGCAGAGCGTGCCGAGATTGCGAAGAATCTTGAAGAGATCTTGCGGGGAATTGAGGAAGAGAAACCTAAAGAAGTTACCCAAATTGATCTTGTAAAACGATATGTAAAAGAAACCGGGAAGAAGGTTGAGGAAGGTGAGCTGGATAAGGTAAAAGCAAAATATCCAGAAGAATGGGCAAGAATTGAAAAAGCTGAAATATACAAAAAAGAATTGTGGAATAAATTGCCAAAAGATTTTAGAAGAAACCGTGGAATTAATGAATATACTACTGAAGAATTAGAAAAGAAAGTAACAGAGATTGAACCCAAAGAACCTATTGCCAAGGCTGAAGAGAAACAACCGTGGGAGATGTCCTTGGATGAATTTAAAACTATCAATCCAAAGGGTTTTAAGGTCCAACCATTGCCAAGAGAGGATATAGCAAGAGCAGAGCCAGATGGCACAATTTCTTTAGATCCTGAAAAATTCTTTGGTCATTCAGCAAAAGATCGCAAAGATATTATTGAACATGAAAGAGCACATTTCATTGAAGGGAAGATAAAGCCAGAACATAAAGCTCGGTTGATGGATGACAAAGAAGTCATGGCCTATCGGGGACGTAACATAAATGAAAAACTTGCAAATATGATTCAGGATAACAAATTACCTGATCATGTTCGCGCTGAATATCCTGAGTTGCTAAAACCTAAAGAACCAATTGCCAAGATTGAAGAAAAGCAGCCCTGGGATATTAAGAAAAATGAGCGACGATGGATTGTTGATAGTAAAACAGGTAATACAATAACGGAAGCAGTTGGGAGACCTGACAAAGTAGATATTGATATTCCTTTTGATGAAAAAATTATTGATATCCATACCCATCCTACCGAAGCGATGCCAAGTGATTACGATTGGGGTAGATTGGGTTGGAGTAATGTAACTGAAATGCGGGTTGTTGTACCTTCTGGAACAGTTTATGAGTTTAAAAAACCAAGCGGTTTTAAAAAAACTCCTCGTCAGTTGCGTGAAAGACACAATGCTATAGAAAACGAAATATTTGAATCTGGACGTTCTAAGAAAATGTCTATAAATGCAATTTTAGAAGAAATTAATAAACAACTTGCAAAAGAAACAGGTATAATATTTAAAATAAAATCGCTCAAAGAATACAAAAACGAAAAATGGGCATCTGACATTAAATTAAAAGAATCTAATGAAGGCAAGGAAGTCTCAGTAGCGATACCTGAAAAAAAGATTGAAAGCGGAATGCATAAAATATTAAATACTGAAAATAAAGTTGTAGGTAGCATAACCTTATCAAGGGAAGGTAATGTTGTTAATATAGATGATATTGAAATTTTAGAAAAGGGAAAAGGCACAGGAACAAAAACTATTAAAGATTTAATGAAGTCAGCAGACAAACAAGGACTAATTATTACCCTTACTTCTGATGCAATGAGGGGAAAAGAGTCACAGAAATTAAATCGGCTTTGGTATAAAAAGTTAGGATTTACAAAGAATATCGGAAAAGATAAAATCAAAGAAACGTCTGAAGAATTTTATTATAATCCTGAGCCTGCGCCTAAAGAGCCTGTTGCCAAGGCTGAAGTTATCCCAAAAGTTAAAGAACCTTGGGAGATTTCAGATTTAGCAGATAGACCTAATCTTTCCATAAATCGTATAACTGCAAAAAAACAAGCGAACAGAAAATTTAAATTATTTTTCACTGGTACAAGAAATGAAGTTTTTGAAGGCGAAGAATTTAATTCAGCGTCCGAAGCAAGGATGTTCTTCAAAGCTCAACAAGTAAAAGCGCAAGAAGCTTTTAAGGCAAAAGCTAAACCAGAAGTTATACTGAGAGAAAAAGAAAAAAGAGGACTATTCGGAGAGAAGGCTAGGCCTGTTCTGAAAGAATCTGAAGCCAAGTATTCAATAGCAGAAGCCGAACCCTTCATGTATTCTGCTCTTACCCATGTCGCCGAATCCCCAAAATTTCCAGCGAAACTATCTGCCAAGTCTGTCATAAATCAGCTTAAAAAGCAACCTGGAGTGAAGCAGGCCGAAATAAATACCGTGGGCCTCACTGAGTGGTTGGAGGGCAAGGACAGGGTAACTAAGGCTGAATTGGTGGATTTTTTGAAGATGAATGAAATTCGGATTGAGGAAAAAGAAATGGGAGGCATTTTGCCTTCAAATGAATATTACGTTGAACATAATTTAACAGATAAATATAATCTGTGGAGTATTTTTGGAAATAATATAAGCGGTGAAGTGGGAACTATCGGCATCGGAGACTCAAAAGAAGAAGCAATAAACGATGCAAAAGAATATCTTGAAGATATGTTTTTTTATAATGTGCGTCCTTTCAAGTTTATCGAATCAAAAGAAAAAGTTAGGAAAGCAAAAAAGAAGTTTGCAGGAAAACCAAAGTTCGCCGAGTACGTCCTCCCCGGCGGTGAACCCGGAAGTTATCGGGAGTTGGTGTTTACTGTGCCAGTGAAATATCAGGACTATTATCTTGAAACTGAATGGAAAGTAAAAAAAGATATTAAGGAAAATCTAGATGGGTCAGAAACAGATATATGGGGTATTTTTAGAAAAGATAAGGAGGAAGGCAAAGAGGGGAAATGGAGAGTTGTCGAATGGTATGACACTGAAGCGGATGCTGTAAAAAATAAACCGAAGGATTCAAAGGTAAAACTAAACAAACAAACAAACAAATATGTTTCCGCCCACTGGGACGAACCCAACGTAATAGCCCACATCCGTGGCGATACCCATATAGATGCAGACGGTAAGAAAACCTTTCATATTGCTGAGTTTCAGAGTGATATTTATGGGAAGATCGTAGAGCTTGAAGAAATCATAGCCGATGCTGGTGGAATTACCGACAATAAAATAAAAAAAGAACTCGCCAAACTCAAAAAGCTCTTCCCTTGGGGTGAAAATTGGCACGAACTGGTATCTAAAAAAGCCCTTGAGTACGTTGTACGAAATGACTTTGACGGCATATCATGGGATACTGCCAAGACGCAGGTTGACCGGTGGGAGAGTGCGCTCCGGAAGAGTGTTGATGAGATTGGATGGGAAAAAGGTTATTCTGGGCCTAAGCGATTTTCTTCTGAATTTGTTGACATTAAAGGATTTAAGGATGGAAAAAGAATTTTCAACCAACGGGTTCTTGTTCAGGGCGAAACCACAATAGAGGGTCAGCGTGTCACCTTAAACAATCTCATAGGCAAAGAGCTTGCCAACAAGATTCGGGAATCTTCTGAGACTTCAGGTAATTTTGAAGGCAAGAATTTAACCATCGGTGGCGAGTTCTACAAGATTATTTATGACCAAAAAATACCGGGATTCTTAAAGAAGTATGGGAAAAAGTGGGGTACAACCGTCAAAGCTGACAAGGTTGGAGATGTTCCTGTTCACACAATGGCGATAACTCCCACTATGCGCCGAGCCATAGAAGCCCAAGGTCAAGCCATAATGGAGCCTATGGGCAAATACAAACAATCCGAACTTGATTTAGCCTTCGGAGGTAAAAAGAAAGCAAATGAAGCAATCGAATCAGTCGCCAAAAAAGTCGATGGTGTATCCAGTCGAAGAATGCCGGATAGGGTGGCCGGGAAAGTATCCGTCTCCAAAGTTGCTAAAGAAATCAGGAAAAACAAGCGTGTGGATCTTTCCGGCAGAAAGCTCACCGAAGGAAACGAATCTCAAGAAATAGCTGAACTTTTCCAGGTTTACCGTTCTCCCAAAATGGAAACATTACATGCAATTTACACCGCTAGGGACGGGACTATCTTGGGCCACAATGCGATAACGTCTGGGCAGATAGGTGTTATTGATCCTGGGGATTCGGCTAAGTACATCTACGGAATACAGTCTTCAGCAAAACGTTTGGGGGCAAACAAAGTTCATGTTCTCCATAACCATCCATCTGGCAATCCGACAATGAGCAACGAGGATGTTGAGTTTGCCAGAGGAATAAGAAAAAAGCTCGGCGACCTGAGCGGTGAATTCATAGTTATAGATCATGGAAAATTTACATGGGTATCTGATTATATCAAGGATGGGTCGGTTCATGTTCTTGAAGGGACGTTTAAGGTAATTCCTGGTACTGGCGAATGGGTGGACAGGAGAGGGCCAGTACTGTCAAGCCCGCAAGCGTCAGCGGTTTTTGGTGCAAAGCTCGCCTATGACAAAACAAAGACCTGTCTCGTTTATGTGGATAATGCCAACAAAGTTGTGGGCTGGTCAACGCATGACAACAAAATTTTAAAGAAAAGCGTACCAGACTTTGAGAAGATTCTACGTCAGCAAGCCAAAAGTCTTGATGCAATAAAGACAGTCATTATAGCTGACGACATGACTTTGTTTGAGCCAATTGCCAAGTATGGCGATGTGGGAGACTGGTTACTCGATGCCCTGGACGTAGAAGGAAAGAGTTTGAGAGAAGCTGTCCCTAACGCGTTTGAGACCAAGAGAAAACCCACCAAAAAAGCGCGGGGGTTGTTTGAACCTAAAGCTGAGTATGGCAAAGAACATCAAACACTGACACCTAGTGCTCAAAAGCTTCTCGGTGAACTGGAAGAACTAAAAAAGGAGCATAGGCCTTCACCATTACCACCGGATCAAGTCGAATCTCCGGCAGGAAAAGCTGTTGAACCCTACAATGACCTAGCCGCGAATCTGCGGACTCGGACTGTAGATCGCCTCTATCCTTTAATGAAAAAACTGGACCAGGGTCTTGATATCCAAGACCCCGATGCACAGGCATATATCCAAGGCCGGATGGATACCAGCGCACCCACTGTTGTCGCAACTTTTCTTCAGCATGGTAAATTGAAATGGTTGGAAAATGCTCCGCTTGTTGAAACGAAAAATAAGGGATTTTTGCCATTAACTGAAAAGCATGGGACAAATGAAAAAAAGGTCGATTCATACGATGCTTCGATACAGGCACTCCTAAAAGACAAGATTGGATATAAACCCAAGAGTATCAGGGATATTGACAGATATTTGTTTTGGAAGATAGCCACCAGAGCTGAAAAGCTCACGGGGGAAGACCGGGAGCACCTTTTCACAGAAGATGATATTGCTCTGCTGAAAAAGATAGGAGGCAAAGACTGGAAGGGGACGGATTTGGACAATGAGTACGTTGCCTTTAACAAGAACGTCTTAGACTTTGCCCAGGAGATAGGCCTCATTGATCCGGCTATGCGTAAAGTCTGGGAACATGACGAGTATATCCCCTTCTACCGAATATTAGAGGATGAACTTCTTGGAGAGGAGTTCCTGAGGGTTCCTTTCAAGTCCCGAAAATTCATAGATGCACAAATCAAAAAGCTTACGGGCGGTGAAGATAAGCTTGGCGATCCGTTTGAAAATATTTTGAGGAACTGGTCACACCTTATCACTGAGTCTATCCGGAACCGGTCAAGGACCACATCGTTTAGATATATGCAGAAATTAGGCTACGCTACTCCGTCTAAGCCGCCTAAATATATTGGAAAGCCAGAGAAAGAGGCTATTCTTTCCTATATGGAAAATGGGAAAAGAAAGTATTTCAAGGTTCACGATCTTGAGCTTTTCAATGCATTGAGCGGGGCCAATATACAAAAATTTGATGGCATTTTGATGAAGATGTTTGGCACGAGTAAGCGGATGCTCACATATGGAGCTACCTTCGGACCTGCTTTCAGAGTCGCAAACTTCATGCGTGATACGCTTCAGACGGCGATGGTAAACAAATCCTTTATTCCCGTATGGGATTCTATGCAGGGGCTGTATAAGGCCTATACAGAAAGCCCGGAAGCTATTGCCATGATGTCAGCCGGAGGTGGATTCTCTCTTGGCTATGTCCGGGGTGATGATCCAAAGGCTATGGCAAGGCATGTCCGGAAGATCGTCAGAAAAGCCCACAAAAAAGGGTTTACCTTATCACCGCTTTCATTATTGGAATGGTGGGAGAAAGTTGGAAGTGCTTCTGAGAATGCAGCAAGGGTGCAGCTCTATGCTAACTGGAGAAAAAAAGGAGCCTCTAACCTTGTCGCAGGATATCAAGCCAGAGATGTATTGGATTTTAGCTTAGCAGGTGATGCTCAGATTACTCAACTTATGATTCGGACAATACCCTTTCTCGGGGCCAGGATGCAAGGACTATACAAAATGGGCAGGGCCTATGGGGAAAATCCGGGGGCTTTTTTGTTGAAGGGTGCAATTTTGGCAGGGCTCAGTCTTGCTTGGTGGTCAGGCGTAAAAGATGACGACCGATATAAAGAGCTTGAAAATTGGGAAAAGTGGACATATCGCCATTTCTGGATTGGAGATACTCATTTCCGTCTTCCCAGGGCCTTTGAAGTCGATGCTATATTCAGTTCTTCAGTTGAGTCAATAGCTGATGTTCTCTCAGGGAATGAAGAGGGCAAATACATTATGCATTTTATTGGGCAGACAATGAGAGACACGTTTGCCCTTGACGTCCCTCAACTTGTCAAGCCCCTGTATGAGCAGGCTAAAAATAAGATCAGATTTACCGGTCGGCCGATCATATCCGAATCAATGAAGCGCGTTAAATCAGGAGAACAGGCACAGCCATGGACGAGTGAATCTCTGAGAGTTCTCGGGGAAAAACTCAATGTATCACCTATGCGGGCAGAAACTCTTGTCAGGGGATATTTGGGTACTCTGGGTATGTTTATCCTGGGCGGTACTGACATCCTGGCACAGTGGGCGTTTGACTTCCCTACACCTCCGAAGAGGCGGGTTGACGACTATCCTTTAATCGGTCGCTTTGTTAGAGAAACTCCGCCAAGGCACACAAAGTACATGACCAGATTCTACAAAATGGCAAGAGAGATGGATGTTCTTGTCGGGACAATCAACCATTACAAGAAAACGGGAGACATTGAAAAGGCTGTTGAGCTGGCAAGAACAAGCAGAAATACATTGCAATATAAGAAAGGTATGAATAAAATTCGCAGAAAGATAGGGCTTATCAATGGCCGGATTAAGATAATCTATTATCGGAAAGATTTGACTCCTGAGCAGAAAAAAGAAAGGGTCAATAAATTACTTGATTACCGGAATAAAATTCTTGAGAATGCTTATACAGTAATGACAAAAAAAGAATAGCAGGAGAGGCGTCATCATGAAATACAGAATCGTATTACTATTGACAATTTTTTCACTTTGTTTTTGTTCTTTATCTTTTGCTGATGCGATATATACTGAAATCACAGTAACAGCATCGGGCAACTGGACCGCTGATGAGGCGTTACGGATTCCGGGAAAAAGTAAATACCGAGTCAACGTCTCCGTAACACCAAACTCATTTGTAGGAACTATTAAGGTACAGCGCAAATTTCCGGGTGATACTTCATGGCGTGATGTAGAAAACTGGGATTTTACTGCTGCTTCCGCAAATATTGAAAATATTACCGATAAACCTGAACCTGAAGAAGTATATTATCGCATTGGTTGTTCCGCTTATACATCTGGTAATGCTACAGCACGAATTGGTAGCGAGCGATAATGCCAAAGGAGAAATAATATGAAACGATTACTGCTAACCATACTTTTCTCAGTTTTTTTCTGCGGTCAAGTTTTTGCAGCCGGAAACATCATATCGCGCTTCGCCACAGATGCTGAGACTACCGCACAAACAAGGGATGATGTGGGGCTCACTCCGTCTAATATTCCTTCTATTACAGCCGTATGCGATGACTGTTATCCAGGCCTCTGGGGTGTCCCCACTGAAATTACTATTGTCTCTGGTATTGCGATACTGCCCGGGCAAGGATATTATGAGATAGATACCGAAGGCGATACTGATAGTGATAACTTAACACAAATCACAGGATTGGTTAATGGGGACGAAATAATCTTAAAATCTGCTAATGATGCAAGGACAGTGGTAGTTGTTAAAGGAGCTTATCTTAAACTAAATAATGAAGCAAATTTTACCATAAACAGCATCTACGACAGAATACGTTTGCAATGTATCGGATCAGATATTTGTGTAGAACTTGGTAATCGATCTTCTGGAGGTAGTTAATGAAAAAATTTATCGTTGTCTTTCTTATTATTCCTTTTTTCTTATTATCATGCTGTTCTACTAAAGCTGGAACAATCGACAAGCCGTCGCCGACGAAGAAAGAAAGTAAAGTCGAAAACAAGTCTGACAAAGAAACCATTGAGGCCCTTAAACAAGATGATCCCCGCAGACAACAAATAATGACCCTGACTTGGCAGATTCAATATTATAGGGAACAGTTAAAAACCATGGAAATGAAAAAGATGATTGAATGCTATCAGGGTAAGAATTATCGAGATACTGTGGCAAAAATAGAGAATCTAAATAAACAAATTCGTCAAATACTTCTGTTGTAAGGAGGTAAAGCTTGGAATAAATAAACGACACGGTTAAGGATATTAAACATTAATCTTAACAAAAGAGGTAAATAAAAATGAAAAAGTATTTGGTATTAATGCTTGTTGTAGCTTTCTTATTTGGGACTAGTGGGATTACTTTTGCCGCAACAGTGGCGGGAGATCCACTCTTAAATCCCTTGCTAATTTCAGAGATTGATG